GTTCTGAGCCTAACAGAATTGACCAGTGTGTCGGGTTTCCAACTAGAGAATGTCCAAATTGTCCGCCTTCAAAAGCAACAAATAGATGATTAGCATGAGCTGTAATACATTTAGGTTTTTCTTGAGGTAAAGTGATAGGGACGATCACCCCATTTTTTCTCACCTCAACCACCATATCACCATTACACCCATAAGCGTATTGGCTCTCAACACTGCCATAAAAGTTATGGTAAATAAATTGCCAAGGTTTATCTTTGTTTAATGAAATAAGGCGAGAAGATTTCACTTTCGCAATCTTATCTTGACCTATTTTAACTTCAGCATTTGCCTGCAATGGAGTTGTTGTAACTATGGTTGCCTGATTTCCATCTGGTGTAACAACAAGAGATAAAATTTCATGTTCTAGATTTCCTGAATGAACTTGAGTTCCCTGTGCCAGTTTATCTGGTTGAGTGAGTTCTTCGAGTTCTGATTGGTAAGTAGAAGGTGCTTTTTGCCAACCCTGTGAAGTCGCATAAAACACACCGCACTCATCACCTTGGCTTCTAAAGGTAATAAGTTGTTCACCCAACTCCACGACACCAAGTAAATAGCCTTGACCTGGTACGGCTTTGACAAGTTCAATCCCTTTTGCAAAGGCTTTTGCTTGCAATTCTTGATTTTCTACCGCAGTTATTTCTGAAGGAATATAAGGTGGGTCGACAAGCGTAAATTGCTCTGTTCCAATTTGGAAAGTGTCCCCTTCATTCGCTTTTAATCTGCCATGTGTTGCTACAACAAGGTGGTTTTCCTGCTTATCTAAAATATAGCATTGGGTATTATTTAACATGAAATGAGAAAGTAATAACTCTCTTATCTCTTTATTTAGTTTTAAATAGACCGCTTGCATTTTTGATGGGGTCATTTCGCCATCAATACTTTGATAACCCTCAATACGAGAAAATCCACCACCAATACTAGGCTGAACATTTACCGCTTGAATAGCGTCACTGCCTGCTTTAACAATCGGGGGGGTGGTTAGATCCATGCCTCCACTCAGAGCAATGAATTGAGATTGAATTTTAGGTAATCGCATACTTATAACCTAGGCATGTCTAAGAAATTTAGACAAAGTAAATGTAGATGCTTATCCCATTCATTTTCCGCTCTAATCACCAATTCTTGTGCATTTTGTGAAATCGCTTTGTTTCGCATGGCATAAAACACAATAGCAAGATGATGCAACTCAGGAATGAATGGTGTATCCGTTGATGTTTCAAGATACTGAGGATTATCAGCAGCAAAGCCCTCCTGCCAGAATTTTGCATTCCAAGTACGTAATGATTGAATTTCCAACCACGCCTCTCGAATTGCCTCTACATATTCTAAATTTCGCCCACGCTGATTAGTGATTTGTGTTGGTCCTTCGCCTGTATCATTCATTTCACGGCGTAGGCGTTGGGCTAGCTGCAAGAAGTTCATTATTCAGCGTAACCTAAGTGAATAATCGAATAACGAGGTGCAAAAACTTCTGTTAATGTACCGTCTTTATTTTGTCTATATTGCATTTCACCTGCTTTCGCCAATAATAGGTAAGCTGATTCTGGAATAGCCACTTCTTCATCACGTTTAATTAATGCATCCCAATCACCAATACCAACATAAACATCACCACTGTCTGTTTCGCTAGAAGCAATACGAATTTTCACACGTTTCTGCTGTAATAATGGAAGATCTGTATTTGCTATGATTTCTTTTGGTTTACTGTCAATGTTTGGTTTGTCTGATGTATCAGGGCGGGTATAACCCGAAATTTGTTCTTGCTCTAAAATAGCTTTAAAGAGTTCTTCTTTGGTGCCCGTTTTTTCAATACCAAAATGCTCTTTCAAATGTTTAACAAGTTCATCCGTTTTTGCTGTCGGTTTAATAAATGGATAAGACATATATAGTTTCCTCAAAAAGAAAGCCCCGTATGACACGGGGCTAGATAACAAAGCGGTTGGTTACTCTTGTTTTTTTACTAAACTAGAGTTTTGTTGCAGCCGTTTCAATTCTGACAAGCCAAGCATCATTTAAGATTTTGCCTGCCCACCACATTTTCCAACCCACAGAGCCAGTTTGAGCAAGCTCATCACCTTTTTCTGGTTTACCTGGGTTACGAATTAACATATCCGCAGATTCTTTGCCTTTTAATGGGCAAGAGCCATAAGCGTCCTGACCAAAAATGACAACCTTGTACACATCCGCATTTGAACCGCCTGTAGATGTCACTGTTGCACTGCTTGCACCAGCATTTGCTTGAGGTGTGAAAAGCGGTGATGTCACAAATCGGACGTTTTCAACGGTACCAAACTCTTGAGGTACAATAGCTTTACCCGAACCATATTCAGCAACTGGAGTAAAGCCTGGTAAATTACGAATATCAGGCTCTAAATCAGTGTGACAAACAGCAATATAAGAAGCCTCAATCGGTTTCGTGCCGATTTTAATTGAACCATCTAAGATGTTCGTTTTTTTCTTAGCTCGGTTACGTTGCAGTTTCTTTACAGCAGAACGGATATGCTCAATTTTAAGCACATCTTTGATCGCACTTGTTTGTGTCCCTGTTGTAAAAATTACATTCGTACCTGAGCTGATAGCACCCCATGCTAACACTTCTGAGGTTTCCGCTGCCTGCTCACCTGAAAGCGTGGTTAAGTCCTTCAATACAGGATCTTCATGAGTGTCTTGAATAACATCAGTGATTTCAGACCACGCACCGTATTGTCTTAACGTCACAGTCACGTCTTCATAAACCATTTTTTGCGATTCAGGGCGAACGCCTTCTGTTAAAGGTGTGGTTGCTGGTGCGAAAGGCACTGGGCGACGGAATTTAACCGTTTGTGCTTTGTTCTGAGGCACAGGTTTTACTTGTGCAAACTTGTTTAATACCAAGATAGGTTCTGCATGAGCCAACATTTGTGCCACGGCATGAACCTGTGTACGTGGGCTAATGTCTGTATATTTCGTAGTAGCCATAAATAATTCTCCTCAATGGACTATGATTTATTTCGCTGCTTATCGTATTCGGCAGCCAACTTATCAAATAACGCATCTTCATCAACATCATCACCACCTTTAGGAGCATTACGCCCATTTGGTAATGTCATTGCGGAAAGTTGCTGTTGGCGTTTAGTGCGTTGCTCAGTATGTGCGGAAAGCGTTTTTTTATACTCACTAAGAAGATATACAGCGTCATCTGGATTGTTTGAATCAAATAAGGCTTGTACCCCTCTTGGTTGTTTTTGAACCCAAGCATGAAAATGTGGGTCTTGTGCAATTTGCATCGCATCAGGAATAATTTGAGAAACGTAGTCAATTGCATAATCCATCTCTGCTGTTGCATTTTCTCGCACATTTGCTTCGGCAATTTGAGCAATTGGATCGGAAATGGCTTGCAGGTTTTGATTATGCCCTGCAACAATACGCTTTAATAAGTCCGAAATCTCAGGATAATCCTCCTCCAAGGATTTTAATTCTTGTTCGTAATTACCTTGAGATTGTTTCACTTGCTCTAGTGCGGACTGTGCTTGTTGCCATTTCTTCGTCAACGCCCCAACTCGCCCACGTTGTGATCGCTCACGGTGTGCAAGTTGTTTGTTTTCTGCTTGAAGTCGCAAAAAGTTTTCTTTCACTTCATCTGTGGCATTGGCTAACCATTCAGGTAAAGCATCTACCGTTTCAGTCGTTTTCTGTTCGGTTTCGCTTTCACGCTGATCGGGCGTGTTCTGTTTGGTTTCTTCTGCGACAGACGGCTGAACTTCAGCAGTTTGTCCACCTGATTCGATTTCATTTACGGCTTGATCAAAAGCGGCATCTGCATCAAAAGTCTCGGTTTCCATTATTTACCTCTGTTGTTAGCGGCATTACTGCGGCTGAAATTAGGGAATAAAAAAAGCCAGCGGGTTAAGGCTGGCTTGGTTGTTTAAGATTTAATACGCTGATTAAATCATTGAGTTCTTTAATTTGTCCTCGAAGAATATCGTACTGTTGTTGTGTCAATCCTTCTTGACATAAATCTTGCTGATATTCATGAGTTTTTTGCTTAAAAAGTTTCTCAAGCATTATTATATCAGCAGCATTTTGTAACTGGATTTTCATGTAAAATCTCCAATAAAAAAGCCGATACAATCATTTGATTGAAAATCGGCCATTTTGGGAAATGTTAATGCATTTTTTTGCACAAGTCAATATAACAAACTAAAAATCTTCATCTCGCATTCTTTCTACAACTTTGCTTACTAAAGCATTGCGTTGTGCTATCACTTTATCTATTCTAGCTCGTTTTTGTTCTCCTGTAAGAATTTTGTCATTCATGATCATCTCTATTTTTGCTTTCGCTTGACGTAACTCTGTTTGTACTGCACTCAGTTTTGGTTTGTATGAAAGCAATCGAGCATGTTCTTGTTTTAATTGTTGTGATTCTTGCAAACGACCTTCATCTTTATATGATTTTGCTGTTGCTGCAATTTCATTGACTTCATTCAAATAACGATAGAAATCATTCATTTGACTGGTATAACGTGGAGGCACTTTCACATCACCACCAAAGACCGCACTTAAAATCGGATATTCATTCCAATATTGTGCAGGTAATTCACCATAGTTACCATTTGTGCGAATACCCCAATCTGCCGCACCTAGCACCCACATTCCCAAAGTACCAAAATACCCACGCACTAAATGCTCAATTTGTTTTGGGCTTGTGCCAGTCAGTGAGCCTAAACCTCTTGCAATCAATGATGTCCTTTCATCATATCGTGCTTCTGGTGATAAACGTTGATCGCTCATTGTTTCAATCGGTCTACCCGTAAACATATTTTGGTTAGAATACACCTCATAAATAGGTTTAAGTAATTGCGGCATAGGGTTAAAGGCAAAGGTGTTCATTAATGCAGCACCAACTCGATCAGCAAAACGCCCTGATGGATCATAATCCATTGTTGTTCTAAATAAGCGTTCAGGTACTGTACCGAAAATCACCCCTATTTCAAATGGTTTAGGGATGCGGAAATGTTGATCACTCATAAAGAGATGCCAGTAGTTATCTTTTTCTTCTTCAGATAATTCTTCATAATCAGGATTTCCTGCATTCATCGCTGCTAATGCAACCGAGGCTGCAGCAATATATACACCACGCACTGCTACCTTACGCGGATTATCTTTTAACGCTCTACCTAATTGAGATAAGCCTTGTAAACGAGCATTGAAGAATGGCAATACCTCACCTAACAGGCGAATAAGTGCCGAATTACCGTGCATAGCGAAGTCCATCAAGTCCTTAGCTTCTAATGCTGCTTGAGCCCTTGACTTACCATTTGCTAATGCTGACTCATAGACAGCAATACGGTTCGCATTTTCAATCGCTGAACCTGCTTCAAGGTATTTATCAAAGGCTTTTTCTAGCTGATCTTTAGACCAGATAATTGAAGCCATATAACTATCCGATTCTGCTTTGGTATAGCCTTTTTTGCGTAGATGTTTGCGGATTTTATTTGCTGCCTCTTTTGGGTCACCCGCATCAATAAAGCCATGTCCGAATGTTGCACCAGTGAAAGCTAAATCCACTGCAATACCGTCTTTCTGATAGGCTTTTTTCAAGCCTTTGAGGGAATCAATACCTAACTTCATACTGTTGCGATCTGTCGTTGCAGCTTGAACAATATCACGCAAAAAGTTACGCACCATAAAATCAGGCATTGCCGTAACCGTTGAGGTTAAAATCCGTTTCGCCGCCGAAAAGATTTTTAGCATCGGATAGTCTAATGGTTTCTGATCGATATTTGTTAAGGCATTAAATAGACCTAGGTCATGTACTTCAACCATGTATTCTTGTCCGTCCATTCTGACTATTGTTCTCCCTCCCTCTTTAGTGGCTTTATTTACACTTCTATTATCCATCAT